CCTTGGGCTTCCTCAAAATAGCTGAGGTAGGCCCGCTTGATCCGTTCATTTTTCGGCAGGTGCCTGCTAGGCATGTCTCATACCCTCGCCAAGTGGACATTTCCGCAGGCGGCGGCCGTCTCGCTTATATCTGTACGAAATCTTAACCGCCCGGAGGATGCGCTCCGCCTGGAGACCAGCCCATAATAGCCGCGCTGCCCAAGCCACCCACAGCGCCGATCATGGCGTTATACTGCGCCATCTTCTGCGCGTAGTTCGCCTGCTGGTTCTGGAAGCCCTGCTGCGTGATGCCCGCGATGTCGGTCGTCTGCATCCGGTCAGGCTGCGAGATGGCAAAGTTTGGCGTCTGAACCTGAGAGCCTGAGAGCAGCGCCGCAATCTCGTTGAGCGGCTGGTTGCGAAGTGCCATCTGCTCCTGAAGTTGAGCACCGCGCTGACGGTCCTGCGCATCGAGCATGTTCGTGATCTGCGCATAGCGGTTGTTGGCAAGGGTGTCGTTGCGAGCACGTTCGCCCTGCTGGTTCGCGTAGGTCTGCGAGCGGTTGGCGTTGTTGAACCCCGCAGCGTTGGTCCTGTTGGCCAAGTCCTGACTGCGAAGGTCGTTGTTCATCCCCGTGCGCTGAACCTGATTGGCCCACTCTGCCGCGCTCGCCTGATTGTTGAAGCCTGCCGACGCCAGGATATCCGCAATCGACCGCGCACGGTTCTGGTTGGCGAAGTCCGCAGACGCAAACTGGTCAGCACGAGCCGCTGCGTTCTGCTGGTTGTTGTAGGCCGTCCGCTGAAACTGGTCGGCGTTCCGCTGTCCGATGACATTGTTGTTGAAACCGACAGCAGCAAGCTGATCGGCATTGCCACGCATTGCGTTCTGATTATTGAAGTCGGTGCGCGCTAGTTGTTCTGCCGCCATCTGGCTGGCCAACTGGTTATTGTAGCTGCCACGCTGGAACTGGTCAGCGTTGCTTGCCTGAATCGTATTGTTGTTGAAGCCAACCGCAGCAAGCTGGTCTGCGTTACTGCGAGCAGCATTTTGGTTGGCCAATTCCGTGCGCGCCATTTGTTCGGCTGCGGTCTGGCTCGCAAGTTGGTTGTTGTAACTGGCGCGCTGGAACTGATCGGCGTTCTGCTGGCCAGCAGCCTGATTGTAAAAACCTGCCGCTGCCAGAGCTTCAGAGTTGGACATTGCACGGTTGCGGTTGTTGAAGTCTGCCGTCGAAACCTGATCGGCTCGCTCCAGTCCAAGCGCCTGATTGTTCATGCTCAGACGCGCAAGTTGGGCTGCGTCCTGCGCGCCCATCGCCTGATTGTTGAACCCGGCTGCTGCAAGCTGATCCGCATTTGCGCGAGCAGCGTTCTGGTTGTTGAAGTCTGCCGCAGATAGCTGATTAGCGTATTCCTGCCCTGCGTACTGGTTGTTCATGGCAAGACGAGCAGCTTGATCAGCATTCCGCTGACTGGATAGCTGATTGTTGAACTGGGCTGTCGAGACCTGATCTGCTCGCTCCTGCCCCATCAGTTGGTTGTTCATGCCTAGGACGTTGAGTTGATCCGCCCTGTCTGCACTAGCCGCCTGATTGTTGAAGCCAGTCGTGGCAAGAGCATCAGAAATCCGACGCGCACTGTTCTGGTTGTTGAACCCGGCAATCTGGGTGCGGTCCTGCAATCCCTGCGAGGCAATCTGGTTGTTGAAGCTGGCGACATCACGCGCCTCGCCCGCTCTCAAGCCCACATTCTGGTTGTTGAACTGTGCCGCGCTGAACTGGTCCGCACGTTCCTGCCCAGCAAGCTGGTTGTTGAAGCCAAGCTGGTTGTTCGCATTGTCGAAGGTCTGCTGACGCGCGGAGTTTCCAAACGCTGCTGCATCGCGGTTGAGCCCGGTAATGCGTGACTGCTCCTGCCCTGCGTTCAGGATAGCCGCGATGCGCGCATCGTTGGCCATCCGGCTGTTCTCGTCGAGCGCGCGGTCGCGGCCCGTACCCTCCCGAATGCCACGGTTGGCAAGGTTGGTCTCAAGCAGGTTGCGCTGGCGATCAAGCTCAGGATTGAGCCTCGCCATGAGGGCATCCTCGTAGCGTCTCGAATCCCCGACATCGTAGCCAGTCTGGAGGCCAGCATTGCCGCTTTGACGCGCGTAGGACGGACCAGCGCCGATGTCTGTGTAGGATCCACCAGAGCCAGCCTGGATGCCCTGATAGTTTGGCGCACCCCCAATGTCGGCATACTGCGCAGAGTCACGCACGCGGTCATAGTTTGCAATTGCGTTTGCGCGATTATAGCTTGGCCCAGCACTGATATCAGAATAGCCCTGCTGCTGCCCCATGCGTTCAAATGCAGGCCCGCCGCCAACATCGCTGTAGCCACGCTGCCCGCCAATGCGCTCGTAAGTCCCGCCCTCTCCCGTCCGGCCATAGCTCGGCCCGCCGCCGATGTCGGAATAGCCCTGACGATCTGCCGATAGCTGATAGTCACGCCCCGCGCCCATGCTCTGGTAATTCGCGCCGGGGCCAGCATCGGAATATCCGCGCATCGTGCCAGCGCCGCTGTAGCCCTGCGCTGCGCCCATGCTTTGATAGTTTGCGCCAGAACCAGCGTCAGCGTAGCCACGCATCGTTCCAGCGCCCGAATAGTCCTGCCCCGCACCCATCCGCTCGGATTGCAGCGAGCCGCCTACGTCCTGATAGCCGCCGCCTTGGCCAACGCGGTCATAAGACGGGCCACCGCCGACTTGATCGTACTGCGGAAGATTTCCGATGTTCTCGAACTGCGGTCCTTCGAGGTCGCCGCCATACTGGCTCGGCTGCAACGAACTGCGATCCGACCACGATGTGATGTTGCCCGTGTCCATCGGACGCGACAACAGATCGCCCGCACGCTGCGCCTGATCCGCACCAAGATTGGCAAGCGTCAGGTTACCGCGATAGTTGGCATCACGCAGCGCCTGCGCTTGCGGCGACAGGGTCGTGGTCGCCGTGTATTGCGGGAGGTCGTAATACTGCCCGCTGTTCGGATCGGTCCAGCCATACGAGCCGGTCTGGCTGTAGGTCAGCGAGCCATCGGGGCCGACCTGGTTGACTTGGCCAAGGGCCGTGTTTGCCACAGCCGTGCCAACTGATTGGCCGGTCTGGGCTCTGGCAACTTCACTTGGACTCGGCGGCGTAGGCGCGCTTGGCTTACTCAAAGTCTGATCCTTCCCACTGTTCGCGGGTCAACGTCCAAACAACACCGTTCTCGTTCCGACCAAAAAGGCGCGGGATGTCGATCCGGTCAAATCCGTAGCGCTTGAGCTGCCGATGCAGCCGCGTGTTGTGTTCGCTGTTGCGCGTCACGATCATCTGGCAACCGATGCCATCGAAGGCGTAGGCGAACAATTCGTGCAGTATCTGACGTGTCATCCACTTGGGCGTGATCGATGCGCCAGAGAACTCAATCGTCCCAGCGTAAGGATTCCACTCGTGCCACGCCCAACCCGCAACCAGCCGGCCATCACCATCGATGACACCGACGCAGCGAGCAGCGCCAAAACCTTGCGGGCAATTGGGAACGAGCGCGGAGACAAACCTCTCCACATCCGCATCGTGGTCGTAAAGAAGCTGCACTAGACCACTACGTCGCCAGTATTGTACGTCAGATGCATCACCATCAGCTCAGCATCAGGAACGGGCGTTGTCCCGCATGTGATCTGCACCTGTGGGGCATGAGACGAACCCGCACCGTTGACGCTGACCCAGCGCGTCGTCGTGGTGGTTGCTTCAGTCGATCCATCCCACAAGACCGTATCCCAGAGGCCGCTATCCCACGTCGATACGGTCGTGTCCGAAACGCTCGACGGAGGGCTGGGGAATGACTGGCCGTAATCAACGCTGCACGATAGCTGCGGGGTGAACGGCACGGACGAACGGAACACCGCCCTTGCCTGCATCGCCGTCTTGAAGGCTCCAGGCGCTCCCATGTCCGCAAAATGCCATGCGACCTTGGCAGTATAGACCGCGCCGTCGTCATTGCCCTCGGACTGCATGATGAAGACCTTGCCCGCAGTCGAGCCGAAGTAGATGATCTCGTTGTGGTTGGCGAAGCAACGGGCTGCAATGCCCGTCCATCTCGCCCACGCGCCCGTCTCAAGGTTGACAATAAAGCACTGCGCAGCAGTCGTGCTGTCAACAACCGGGTTGGTGATGACAGCCATGTTCTTCTGCGGCCAGCGCTCGATTTCCCAAGGCAGTGTGATGCGAGCCAGAGCCTCGTCGTGCCAGTCTTTCTCAATCGGCAACGACACCGCCGCCAAGGACAGCGCTATGGCATCCTTCTGAAGCACTGCACTTAGCGGTACAAGGCCATCCGTCGAGGCAATGATAAGGTCGCCGCCTGAACGTGTGAACGCATTCTTGCCGAGAGGGACGCCGCCAATATCATAGCGACCATTGAGCGACCAGTTCGATGCACTCGGATCATCGCCCGAATAGACCGCAACCTCGCCCTTGTCGGACACAAACACGCAGTAGTCGTCAATGCCGTCGCCCGCATCGGTTGACCACGTAGCACCGAACAACAGAGATCCGCCGCGCTGGAAAACACCGCGCAGCGTCATGTCATTGGCAGCACCGCCAATCGAGTCGATGCCAAGATACCACGCGACCATCGTGCCGGTCTGGACGAAATACAGCCGGTTCTTGAAGGCCCAGACAGCGCTCAGCGTGGAGGTCGTGACACCCGTGATGGCCGGGGTCGAGATGCCTGTGATGGCCGTCCACGTCGATCCGTCATAAAGCCGCGCGCTGTCGGTTCCGTTGACGGCGTACATATAATTTCCGCCGCCCGTCTCCATCTGCTGGACCGAGTAGTATCCGCTCGTCTGACCCGTCACGCCGGTCGAGGGCGTCGAAGTTATGTCGTAGATTTTCGAGGCGTCCGATGCGAACAGCTTTGAGACGCCGCTAATCCTGTAAGTGAACAGGCTGAGGACCGTGTCCGAACCAACGTCTGCGTATTCCTGATACCCACCGCGAACCGTGATGCCTGATTGCGTCGGTATCCAGTTGTCAAGGACAATGGCCGCGCCTTGCAGATTGCCCGCGAGGTTGGTGTTGGTAACCCACCCCTTGGTTGGCGAGCGGAACGCCTGCATCTGCATCCGCGTCTGTGCGCGCGGGGGCGCTGCCTGTCTGCGGAAGGCTCGTCTCATGTGCCGCCCGGTAATCTGCCAGGATACGCATAGGTAATGCCGCGCACCCCTCTTGCAGTACCCTGAACCAGAATGGTCGCGCCCTTGTCGCGGGAGATCAGCTTCTCTTTCAGGACTTCGTAGTCGTCCAGTTCCTGCGCATAAGGCTGACCCTTGGCCTGCTTCCAGCGGTAGATGATGCCAAGCTTCAACAGCCTTTCATCCAGCCGGAAATTGTCCGTGTCAGTTGCGAATATCGTCGTGTTCGCACCCGCTGCCGGATCAACATAGAGATTGGACTGGTAGAAATACCGGCAAGTGATGGCAGAGGCTGGCGCTTTGCGAATGTGCAACTGCCCGCCGTAGATGATCCATTCGCCCGGAACCGGATCAAACTCACGCTCGATGTGCGAGAGCCAGACGTTCTCATCCACAACCTTGGCAAGCGGACGGTCGTTGTCCGATGACCAGATGTCGTTCGTATCCGGCATCCAGTCATAGTCAGACGGGAGATTGAAATCTTCCGTCGTTCCATCGCCTGTCAGCGTTGCAAGGGTTTTCAGCAACTGCCACGCATGAGCCTTAGAGATCATGTTAGCGACATCGTTGGTTATCGCCTTCAGCTCGACATGCTCACGCACGGTCGATGCCATGACTGCATCAGGGACAGATACCCCGATAAAGCTACATGCATATTGGATCGCTGACAGGACCGTCATCTATCAGGCCGCTTCCATCGACTGAGCTTTGATGCGTGCATTCATTTCGTCCGCAAGCGCGATCAGCTTGGCATTTCCCAGCTTGTGATGGGGCTCCGGTGCGCCAGGATCAGCATCGCGCATCCAGTTGCGGATATCCTCGTCTGCCCAGCCAGAGAAGGGCGAAACCGTCTCCGGCGCCGCTGCCTTCTTGGCTGCAACAGGAGACTTGCCCGATGTCGCCGCCAAAAGTTGAGACATCTGCGCCTTCAGTTCATCGACCTGCGTCTGCATCGCGGCCTTTTCCATCTCGTGCTTTGCATCTACCGCAGCGCCAGAAGCGCGTTCGAGGTAGAGCGCCGCCTGCTTGCGAATGTTGACAAGGTCGCGGCCCAGCTTGGTGTTGATGTCCACCGCAGCGAGCTGTTCAGCCGTCAGGATGTTGATCGCCTTGAGTTCTAACCTGCGAGCATCGGTGAGGAACGGAAGCTCACTGATCGGCGTGCCGTTGACGACATGCTCCTTGCCTGCCTTGAATGCATCGTAAGCAGCCTTGAAATCCGGGTGGTCCTTCCACTTTGGCCAGTAGCGAGACTGGTCTTCGGGGTTCGTCAGCGGACGATCAGAGCGATCAGAGGCCGGCGCGTGCAGTTCGGACTTGGTGTTGCCCGCCCACTGAATGCGGATCATCTCGACATCGTCATAGATAGGCCGACCAGCCGCAGCGGTCTTGCCATCGTTGATCTGAACGCCGTTGTAGAAGTGAACGACAGCCTGCGTGTGGATGATGCCGCCAGCTTGTTCGATGTTCATGGACATTTAGCTCTCCGTCTGAGGGACTGTGAATTGACTACCAGAGTGACGTTTCATGCGGCCTTGGCTGACCGTGAAAGAAGACCGCACGGGTGTCGTGCGGGATGTTGTCGGCGTTCATTCCGAAATTGGCCTTCCAGCTACCGAACTGGCCCGGCAGCAAGTCCTGCAACCGCATCGCCATCGGCATGTGCTGAGTGATCCACGCCTGATCGCCGCGATAGTCGTCAGTCGGCTTGCCCGCCTCAACCCACGCCTTCCAGACGTGATCAGCCTCGCCCGCCGTCCATGACATGATGGACGAGTTAAGTTGCCCCGGTTGCCACACGTCACGCAGGCCAGCGAACGGGCCATCGTATTTCATGAGGTCGGTCAGATCCCCGGTGATGACCGTGTCCAGATCGAAGTAGACGCAGCGCTCGCCCTTCGGAAACCGATTAGGCTCGAACATCTGAAGCTTGGCCCACCACGAGGCAGGGCCTTCACGCAGGACATGGAACTTGGCCTCGCCCTTGTAGTTCTTCGCCACGCCTGAGAGGAGCCTAGAGACGTAATCCTCGCCCCGGCCTAGGTAGTCTCCCGTCGCCACGCAGATCACGTTCAGCGCCTTCGTGGCGGGCCTGCGCGGCCAGTTGGCAATGAGGTTGGAACGTTCCCGAACCATGCTCTGAAGCAGCCCGTCGCCGTGGAAGGTCACGGTCGGCTTGTCCGCATCCAGCGCGAACATCTCCTCAAGCGTGAACCAGTCCGTACATTGCGTCAGGAAATTGTTGTCGGTGACGTAGCCATTGATCTCAATAGTCCCCGCCTTGCCATCGCGGCTGTCGGGATAGGCGTGCGTCTTGTCGCCCCGATATGAGCTATCCAGCCCATGCATCTCAAAGCGCCGGAAACCCATGTAGTGAGCGAGGTTCAGCCACCTCATGCCCATTGTCGTCCCGCCCGCAATCATGTCCGTGTCAGGCGGCAGGACATCGGTAATGCCCGGCATCCCCGATGGGTGCCAGAGGACGACCTTGCAGCCCTTCAGCTTGTCGAACACGCTCGGATGGCAGGTAGACGCCACGAAATAGAACACGCCTGGATGCGGCTCGATCAGGTCCGCAATGTGCGGTCGTGCATCAAGCAGCCCGCAGGCCCACGGGGTAATTCCCTTGGAGAGCAGGAAGCCCAGACCTGCATTTGCGGTGACGATGACGCCATCGAGGTTGCGCCATGTATCTCCGAGAGAAGGGCCACCGCCCGCGACCGACAGTGTGCGTCCGTGCGGGCGGCAAAGTTGAGGGAGTGGAAGGTGCCGCCCCAAGGCTGATCGGACGTGCTCAAGCATCGTCTCGTCAGGCGTAGCAATCCGGGGCGGGAAAACCGAGAGGACGCGGGCAGATACGCCCGCGCCCCCATCACTAGCTCTCACTACGAGCCAGACAGACGGTCGGTAACAAACGGACGGTCAATCTCAAACTCAGAATAGAGATTGCCAACCGTAGCGGTTGCCGCACCTTTGGCATTCGCCACGAGGTCGCCAGCGACAGACGTGTCATCCACGCTGCCAGCCGTGCTCGTGATCCACACTTTGGCGTTGTCGGCGTAAAGCGTCAGGCACGAAGCCAGGGCTTTGCCGGAACGCTGGAACCAGCCGTAATAGCTGGCCGTGATGGACGACATGGCGACAGCCACCGGGCCAATCGCGTCGGCGGCAAGACGTGTAACCGTCCCGTCGTCCATGTTGATCGTCACCCAGTTACGAACAGCGCATGAGGCAACGCCCTTCAGATAGACAAAAGTGCCAGCGCCATAGGTCTCGTCTTTGCAGCCAACCTCAGTTCCGAGGTCGTGTTTCTTCGTAAGCGAACGTTCGGCAATCGCCTGATTGAGCAGGAAGTTGCCATTAGGTGTCCAAGTCATTGGAGTTTTCCTATTGGATTGATGTGAAGGAGACCCAGACCAGCGGCTCACCCATCTCTGGACAAGCCGCTGGCAAAGATCAGTTGCTCAGGTCAGGTCGATCAGGGGCTGGAATCGTACAGCTTGGCAGTATGCACCGGGTTCTTCAGGACGAGTTCGCCCATGAAGCCGATGTGCTGGACCACAGCGTCCTGGTTGATCGGCATCTGCTTGCCGCCGAACCGCTCGAAGTTGCGGTCCTTGTTGTAGTAGAATTGCAGATCCTTCATCGAGATGAAGTAGGATGCGTCATCCGGCATGGCCGTACCGACACCGCCTTCGAGCACCACGTCGATGGACTTGCCAGCGCCGTAATACTTCATTGCGCTGAAACCGCCCTTGCCGAGACCATTCTCGTCGTTGATGCGCTGAATGGCCGAGAGGGCCGCATCATACGCCTGATAATGCTGGGTTGAGCAGGTGATCAGGTCGGGGCCGCGTTGACCGCGCGAGCGGGCGAACACGATGTGGTTGAACAGCGGACGAACAGTGGTCGAGGTGACCGCCGTAATCGCCGTGCCAGCAACCGTGATCGAGTTGGCATTGTAGCTCGTCGTTCGCCATTGGGTGTTGGACACCCGGCTGATGCCGCCATACGTGCCGCTCGACGGCGTGGTCGGAATGGCAAGCTGAAGACCGCCAATCTGGTTGTCGCTCGTTCCGGCAGAGTGGATGTCCTCGCAGAAACGGTCTTGCAGTTCCTGCTCAGCAGCTTCCATGTGCATCTCGAAAACGTTTTCGAGTTGCCCTTCTCCGCTGTTCTGGAGAATTTCCTGTCCGGTCAGCATGATCGAGACAGCGCCAAGCTTCGGCGTGAACTCGGCGTCGTTGAACAGTTCGACAGGCGACGGCGACAGAAACTGAGCGCCGTTATAGCGAATATAGCTGCCCGTTTCGTTGTAGAGTTGGCGAACACGAATGGTTGGGCCGCTGTAGGCTTTCCATCCGCCCTTGCTCTTCATGGTGAAGAGAATGGCGTTCGCGTTGGAGACGAGGTCTTGATATCCGGGTGACCGGAACTCCAAGGCAAGCGAGAACGCTTCCCCCAGTTTTTCTGTGGTTGTTAGTGGCACGACAAGGCGTCCTTATGGGTTATGCAATGCCCAGCTTGCTGAAAGCAGCCGTGATGGCATCGCGTGCTGACGAGGGGACTGGCCTTCTCGCGGCAGGGTTTGAGCCTGCGCCGGGTGCGCCAGTAATGGATGCTTGACCGCGTCGGGTTTGAGCCGCGTAGTCGGGCGCCGGAATATCCGGCGCGGGGGGCGAGAGCGACGGAGCGGGGTTGAGCCGCTCGACCTTCTCGTAAGCTTTCTTCAACCGGGCCATTGGTTCAAGGTCCGGTGCAAATCTCGGATTGTGCAGTTCTGTCTCGATGTCTCGCGCAAGCTCATCAAAGCGCGGATGAGCCTTCGAGAACTCTGCAACCTGGTTCTGGATCGAGGAAGAACGCTGCTCCATCTCTTCCTGCTGACGCCGCTGCTGGGCCTGCTCGTAAGCCGCGAGGCGCTTCTCGGTCTCTTCCAGCCTGCGCTGGAGGTCGGTGTTCTCGGTGTCGAATGCAGTGTCCGGTTCAACCTCGTCCACGATCTGCTTGGCGAACTGGTAGAGGCTCTCATAGCCTTGGTTCTTTACCAGCCGCTCGATGCCCGCAGGCATGTTCGTTGCGAGCAGGCGGTCGAACTCGACGTAGTTCTTCAGCGTCTCCTTGAGGGGCGCCTTGTAGGTTTCCTGCGAAAGCCGGTCATATTCGGCAAGCTCGTTCCAGCGTTCGGCGCCCTCCCGATGCTTGACCAGCCCGGCGCTCAGTTCGTCATGCATCCGCACAACTTCGGCGCGGAGAGGCTCAGGCGCTGCTTCCCATGTCGCCTTCGCCTCTGACGACATCCGCTGCGGGGGCTGATACCTGCTGGGCGCGGTCGGCGTCGGTGTGGCAGGCGGTGCTGTTGGATTTGCTACAGGCGCAGCCTTTGCAGCCTCCATGTTGGCCCGGCGCGTCTCCCAGCCCTTGGCCGTGCGCTCGGATGCCTCAGACCTTGCCGTTGCATCAAGCGCGTGCTTCTCAGCAGCGCTCTTGGCTTTGGCGATCAGCCTCTCGTCTGCGCCAGGACCATCACGAAGGACAGCCGCTGCGCGTTCCGTCTCGGTCGGCGGGCGAGCCTCGACCGTGTTGAAGGCCGTGCGGATGGCATCGCTGATCGATGGCGACTTGTCAGCCTTGGCCGGCGCGGATGCCTTGCCCTCAGATGCAGCAGGTGCTGTCGAAGGTCCGGTGCTTACCGAAGGTGCAGATGCAGGTTCGCTGCCGCCCGTTTGAGGGGCGCTAGAAAGGTCGTCGGCCATGTGTGGCTCCGTTTGAGGGAGGTTAGTTCGGGCGACCCGAAGGTAGCCATTCGTCGAGAACTCTGGTGAGATGCTCGCACTGGCATTCGATGCCGTGCAGTTCGAGTTCGACCGCGTGCATCAGGCAGTCAGCCGCGAAGCCCGCAATCGTGCTTGTCGGCATCAGCGTGTCACGCAGCTTGGCAATGGCTTCGAGTTCTTCGTCGTTGAGCGTCAGGGTGATGCGCTTGCTCACTTGATGACACCGAAGGGTGTTGCCCCCGGCTTTGCTCTGGCGCGATAGTTGGCGACGGTTCCGCCTTCGTTGAAGACGATGTTGTTGGCCTTGGCGACGGCTTCCTTGATCGCCTTGCGGTCAGGCTTGGGACGGCCAACCGGCTTCTGCTTATCGTTGCCCATCTCCACCATGCCGCGAGCCTTGTATTCCCGGCGCATCTTGGACTTGCTCGTGAAGTGGATGCCGCTCGCCTGACACTGGACGCCGTTCAGACCGCCAATGCTTTCCAGATTGTCGCTGATGAAGTTGCGGCAGACGTTGAGGTCGCTCTCGTTCCAATTCGGCTCAGGCATGCAGTTGCCCGACCACCGATCCAGAGGATGCCAGCCGTCGCATGTCGTGCATTTGCGGATCGGTGCCGCGCCGATGTAGCGCTCGCAGGATGCCATCCAGTCGTCAGCAGTGTGGAACTCGGAGCAGCGCTGGCAGAAGGTCTGCTTCTTGTCGAACAGTGTGCAGCGCTTGTCCTCGTCCAGTTGCTCGGTGTCGGCCATCAGAAGCTCCCGCGTTTGTACGTGAACGACACGCCCCGCTTTGTCGGGTCTAGGTTCTCGCCCCGCAACAGGGCCTGCGCATCGTGGTCGATCAGGTGGTCATCAAACCGGACGCGCCGGATCATGCGATTTGGCGGATCGTCCAGAACCGGCGTCCGTGTGCAGGCATCGAATACCCAGCCATAGAGCGCTGAGAGGTACACGCCCGCTGTCTCATCCTCGTTTGGTGGACGGGCCTCCCCAATGCCAGCAGCGTTGAGCCTTGCAGCAAGGGCAAAGAACTCCGCGCGGTCCCAGCCAGACTTCATCAATGGCGTCCGTGTTGGCGAGAGCCCACAGCCATCACAGCGCACGTCAGGAATCCCATCAGGAAGGCTGCAACGTGTGTGAGGTAGGCGGTCATCAGACAAACGCCTCGTTGTAAGGCTCGCCCGTCTCTTCTTGCTCGCCAGATGCCTGCATCATCAGCTTTTCGCGTTCGACCTGAAGCTTCATGGCCGCGAGCTGAATCTGCATCTGCTGGAGCTGCATCTCGCCCTGCTGGATACGCTCAGCGTGAGCCTGCGCCCGCGCGTCTGACTGCGCCTTGAGGCCAATCTCCTGCAACTTGGCCTTCATCTCAGCATCGCGGATCATCGCCTCAGCCGCAGCCTGCTGCTGCTTGGCCTGCGCTTCCTGCGCCTTCACCGCGCCATCCATCTGGCTTTGCTGCGCCTTGGCTGCACGCTCAGCCTGACGATCCTGTAGCTCCAGCGCCTTGGCCTGCATGTCCTGCTCAAGCGCCTTAGCCTCCATCTCGGCCTTCGCAACTTCAGGTCCGGGCGGTCGCGGCTCCTTCGCTTTCTTGGCCATCATCTCCACGAAATCATCGATGGCCTGCTCCATCTGCCGGCCTGCCCTGAACGGGGCCAGCATGAACTTGAGCATCTCACCGGCGAAGTCCGCAGCCTCCGGGGCCTGTGCAAGCAATGGAGCAAGCGCATTGGTCGTCTGAGCAAAGGCCGTTGAGAACTCGTTGCGCGCCGCCTTCTCTGCGTTCTCGTCCGGTTGTATCGTTGAGTCCGTCGCAATCATCAGCGTGAACGGGCGGATCTTCTGGTTCCGCAGAAGGCTCACCACCTTCTCAATGGTGACAATGTCCGCAGCTTCCTTCTGGTGCGTCGCAATGATGCCCTGCTTGGCCTGCTCGAACTGCGCAGGATCAGGCGGAGGCGGCGGCTGTCCATCCGGTCCAGGCTGAGGCGGGGCCTGCATCTGCTGCGCAAGCTGCGCAATCTTCTGCATTGCCTCCTGCTGATGCTTTGCCAGAACGTCAGCCTGCTTCGGCAAGTCCTCGATCTGAGACATCTCGATGAGCGTCTGGGGCGAGAAGTTCTCGGCCATGATCTCGCCAGCGATGTTCAATGCGCCATCCGCAATCCGAACCATCTCACCCTGACGGTCACGGATGCGGATTGAGCCGTACTGGCTCTTGAGCTGCTGAGCGCCAAGCGTCTCAGATGCCTCGGTCTGGCCGCGCATGATGTCTGAGATGCCGCTGATCTGGTACACGTCATCGATCAACTGCCGGCGAAGGCCAACTAGTTCCTTGACCGTCTGAGCCACTTCCTGAACCGGCAACCACACAATTGCATCTCTGAGAGCAGCAGGGCCACCCATCTGCGACATGCCCGGTAGCGGGACCATGACGCGGCGGTTCTCGCCAGAGTTCATCTGGCGCATCGCAAGCTCGACGGCTGCACCGATGTCCTCAGAGCCAGAGGCGTAGAAGCCCACCAATTTCAGGCTCTCGCTCAGCGCACTGATGCGGGCCGTGAGTTCGTTGATCTCTTCGAGCTGATCCCTGTAGAAACTCGCATCCGGTACAGGGACGAGGCTGTCAGGCTCAATCGTCCCGAAGCACGGCCTGGGACACGGCCAGAAGCCCTCGATGTTCAGGTGCGGCGGGGCGATGTCCAGCACTTCAGGTGCATGAGGATGCACCCAGACCACAAGGTTTTTAGCCCGGTGCCATAGCTCCCAGACACGCGCCTTCTTGTCGATCTTGTATTCGTCCGCAGTGTCCTCGGCATCGACATAGGCAATGTTCTGCCATGCATCCTTGAAGCGTTTCTCACCGGCTTCCTTGGTCAGCCATGTGCCACGCGCAACCCAGCCGTTTTCCGCCCAGATACGTGAGGGCTCATGCAGGAAATCCCTGCGATGCACCCACTCGTAGCGGACGCTCTCCTCGATACCGTCGCCCTTCTCGTAGGTCTCATATCGCAGCCACATCTGGCCACGGCCTGTGAGGGCAAGGTCATCACGGACGCGCTTCAGCGTGTCGTGGACCTTTTCGCCATCGAAGGATGCAATCAGGGCGCGTTCCAGCATCTCGCCGGTCTTGCGGGCTACCGCGCGATTGCTGTCTTTGAACCTCTGAACCACGACAGGTTGCGGGGCTCTCGCATAGATCGACGGCTTGAGGACTTCGAGGTTGGCGTAGAGCATCTGGAACTCACGGTCGCCACCTGACTTGAGGCGAGCGCTGGATGCGTAGTCCTTCCCGATGTTGTCACAGGTTTTGTGCCATTCATCGAAAACTTTCTCGGCGCCCTCGATCATGTCGCACCACGGCTTGGCGTCGCGGGATTGCTCCTCGTCCTTGGGAGCGTCCTCCGGTGCTGCTGGGGCGTTGTCGTCTACCATCACCAGTTCTTCCGTTTGCTCGTTACTGGCTGCGGCGCACCGGGCAGGTAAATCTGGCCAACCTTGGCCGTGGGCTTGGGTCTGTCAGGCTCTGGCGCCTTTCCAGCCTGCATCTTGTCGAGGAGCTGACCTACGAGGCCCAGCGCATCGACAGCATCGTCATGAACCCCCACGGGGAAGCTCAGCATCTCCGAGACGAGGTCAGCACGCCAGGGCGCGTCAGCACGCATGTAGAGGCCCAGCATCGCCATGCGGCCACGGATGGACTGAGCCCTGACCGACTTGTCGCCCCGTGTCGGGAAGCTCTCGCGATGCACGTAGGCCTTGCGCTCCATCATCCGCCGAAGCAGGAACGGACCAACGCCAGACTTGATCTGCCCGCCCTCTTCCGCCCAGCCTATGGGCTTCCACTTGGCGACGAGGTCGCAGAAAGCATCGACCCAGACATCGGACGAGGATTGGCCGCGCCAGAGGTCCAGCAGGTACATCCGGTTCTCAGGGTCGATCCCGACGACGGCATGGACCGTGTAGTCACCACCGTTTGCCGTGACCGCGTAGTCAGATCCGCCATAGACCTTGAGCGTTGCCCGGTCGGGCAGGACATCGACCGTCTTGAGCCAGTCGGCTTTGAAATAGTCGCCCTCGTCTGGGACGGGCCGCTGTTGATACAGAGCTGACCAGTCTCTGGGGCCGACTGCGCGCCTGATCCGCTCAAGGGCCTCGATGTCGTATTGTTCAGGCCACAGAGCCTGCCCGTCGTCCGAGATGGCCGGCAGGTTCACCACCTTCCAGTTCTCGTGGGCGTGCTCCTTGAGCAACCAGCCCGAAAGGTCGTCCTCGTGCCAGCGGGTCTGAATGATCACGATTTTGCCGCCAGGCATCAGGCGGGTGTAGGCCGTGGACGTGTACCAGTCCTTGATCTTCTTGCGGATGGTCTCGCTGTCCGCGTCCTCACGGTTCTTGATCGGGTCATCGATCAGAAGCAGGTGGGCGCCACGGCCCGTCAGAGGTCCACCGACGCCTACCGCGAAGTATGCCCCGTTCTGGCCCGTGGTGAATGAATCATCCGGGTTGCCCTGAACGTGGAAGCGTTTGACCGCCGTTGAGTCCGACTTGATCTTCACTCCGGGGAAGACCTGAGCAAAGACCGGATCGGCAATCTGGTTTCGGACCTTGCGCCCGAAATCGTCTGCCAGTTCCTGCGTGTGGCTTGCAGCGATGACGTAGTGGTCAGGGTTCCTGCCGAGATACCATGCCGGGAAGTTCTCGGATGCCGTGTGGCTCTTGCCGTGACGCGGCGGGAGGAACAGCATCAGCCGGTCGTTCTCGCCCCGCTCCAGTGCTTCCAGTTCTCTGGCAATCAGCCTGACGTGGTCGGGGTAGCGGTAGCCTGACCACTGGTAGGCCGAATAGGCCGTCAGCCGTGAGAAGGCGAAATCCTCGGCGCTAGGAGTTTGCGAGGTACGCTGCTGCGACCGCTGCATCACGCTGCACCTTGCTGACGAATGGCATGTCGGGGTCTTCCCCAACTGGCTGGGTTGCCTTCCCGTAGGCGCGGTCGAGGATTTCCTTGGCCGCTGCGATCTGCGCCTGCTCGCTCTCGGCGTTCTTCATCAAAGCGGCAAGAACCTTCAGGGCTTCGGGGCCGTGCTTGCGTGCAGCAGCCTTGATCTCAGCCGTTGCCTTGTTGAGCGAGCCTGGTGGCCTGCCCCTTCCGGCGCTGCCAGTATTTTTGCCTATTTTATTTGTTCCGGCTCCATCGCCCATCGTGTTCGTCCTTAGCGGTCTGAGCGCCTGTGGATAAGTTAGGCTACGTAGTCGTCGCCGTTCTCGTTGATGAGGACGGCTGGAAGGCCACCCGATGCGACCAGCGTGATGGCTTGGCCTAGAGTGGCGTTGGGGGTCATCACGGGGGCAGCGGCAGCTACAGTGCTTTGAAGCTGGGTGACTGCGCGACCGCCACTGGCGAGGATGACAACGGGGACGCCGGGATTGCTCGCCATTGTCAGCTATCCAGCCAGTGGATAAATCTAGAACAGAGTTCGATGAAGGCAACGATCATAGGTGCCTCGATAGAGTGGAGCAGCGATTGTCAGGCTGTTTCCGGCTGTCCATTTGCAGCGGGCGCGAACTTCACGGGCTGCTTCAGCTCGCCCATCGCCTGCTTGAACTCGACCCAGTCCGCGCCGGGGAGTGTCGGCAGCACAGGAAGCGGCGGTGCAGGGGCCACTGGAACGTCATAGGCGACCGCCAGGGCCTCGTAGCGCGCGATCTGGCGCTGTAGGGCCTTCATGGTGTCGGCTACCTGAGCGCGGGCGTAGGCCACACGCTTGCGGCGTGCGATGCGCCATGCACGCAGGAATGCGTTTGCGCGGGGTTGCCGGCCAGCGTTCCGGTTCTTGAAATTCAGGCGCTGGATCATGACCCGCCTAACTGTAACAATTCGTGATGAAAATATATGGCTAAGCCATTGCGCTGACCGTATGGCTATGCCATATATGACTGGTCAGCAGATGGAGACCAACATGAACTTCGCTAACCAGCCGACCAGCACACTTCGCAATCGCTACAAAAACGCCAACGGAACACTGTGCTCCAGCCATATGCCGCCAGAAGCCAAAGAAACGGCGAAAAAAACGATGGAGCAGATTGCAGCAATTCTCGCCGGCCGTGGCGAGCCAGTCTGGAAAGAATAACCTCCCGGCCCTCGAAAGGGGGCCGGTCCCTACCTCAGATGGAGACGCAGATGACTTGGATGATCACAGACAAACACGGCAACGAGCTTGCCGCCGGACTGCAAGGCCCAGAGGTCAGCGATGAGCTGCACCAAATAGCCCAGAGAATGGCCAACGAGCGGGGCCAGCCCGTATTGGCTGAGCCGCAGGACGGCAGCGAGCAGTGGGAATTTCAACCGGAGGCGTCCCAATGACCCGCCGCAGCTATCAGATTGCCGCAGAACAGGCCCGCAACGAGAGGTGGAAGACCATCTCCGTGCGCCTGACCTTTGCCGAATACGAACAGGTCGAGAAAACCGCCGCCCTTGAGGGCCAGTCCGTCACTGGGCTGGCCCGTCATGTCTTGCGGCAGGCGGCTGGACTGAAGGACTAGCGCTTTCGTGTCGCCTTGGGCGGCTGCTTCGGGGCGGGTTGGGGCGCCGGGGCTATTGGCCTTGCGCTTGGAACGGCTGCGATCTTGCGCAGGGGCGCGACAGGTTCGGTGCGCTTGGGCGGGCTGTGAATGTCGTCCCACGCCTCCTTGAGGGGTCGGCGGGCGTCCAGCTTCAGGGTCGCCTGCCGGTTTACCTCGACGTTGACGACCCGGATCCCTTCCCGGTCGCCGACGATCTGATGACCCACCCACGGGCGAATGCTGGCGATATTGCCTGATATCACGCACTTGGCGTCGGGCCAGTGATCTGTGACCTGGAGATGCAGACCGGGATGTATTTCGGCGTATTCCCGCGCAATGGCGTGCCGCGCAAGCTCCTCAAGATGCGCTTCGGCATCCTCTGCCGTCATAGACGCCACATCCACGCCCTTGACAGCTTTGATGACGGCCTGACGGACCTTCTCGTCCGTCCACTCGTTACACCGAACGATCCCTATGGGCTCAAGGCGGCTTTTGCTGAACCAGTAGCCGCCGACCGCAACCGCGCCGGCCAGCGCCAATAGGATAAGCGCGAAGTCTCCGATGTTGAGCATGGAGAGCCCCCTCTCCGATTTTGGACATGGCTTGAGGTAGGGCCGTAAAAACGACCTTACGGCGGGACTTAGACCAGAGCCAATCGACCCCGGATGCCGGATGGGCGTTACCGAATAATCGCGTAGAGGCAGCTAGCCCCTAGACAGCCCACGCCTCATTTGTGCCTTGCTTTGCGCGAGGACACAACCCCTAGGGGTTCATGCCGCCTCGGCTTTGTAACACTGAGACACGGGGAAGCGGGCCTCTGTTTCGCGACCCATCATCACAAGCGAGAAGATCGCCTCGCCGCGTTGAATGTCGCGCACCTTCAGCTCAAAACCATCAAAGCTTCGGCTGTCGATCTTGACCATGTCCCCGATGGCAAAAGGCGCTTCATGAAAGTAGCGCATGTAATCAGGCATGTCGAAATCATCAAAGCCAAGAAAGTCAGCCAAAGCGACAGGATCAAGCAGCACGGGTCTGCCACAGAGGGAGACTACGTTGCGGATCAAATGGTTGCGGTGAACTTCCATCCAAGGATTGCCCGCGATGCCTAAGAAAACATAGGACGGCGCCGCAACATATTCCTTGTCGGAGCGCTTGCCATTTATCCATTTGCCGAAGCGGCGCTCAGTCTTGATGAAGGCCTTATGCCCGCGATTGATCAGGTGCTTTTTGACCATGTCCTCGCGTTGGCTGATCACGCGCAGAGCGTACCAGGATAAATCGTTTTCTGCTGTCGCAGTCATCGCCGTCCCCGATCTTGTCCGATTGATCCAACCGCAAGCAGCGCCAAGGCCAGCAGCCCGAAGGCTGAAAGGATCACGTTCAGGCCCTGAGGGATGACAAACAGGAACAGAACCACGAGGATCAGTATGCCCAGTCCGGCAATTCTCATGTGTCATGCCCTCCCTTGCTGCCGTGCATAGTCCAGAGGATCAGCCCGCCCGTGACACTTGCGACGAGCAAGCCGAGTAACGTCCAGCCTTCCCAACTCATGTGTCCCTCCTAGGCCAGACCCATGCGAGAACGAGGCACACGACCAGCATCGCGGCGGAAATCCAAAAGCCCTGCTCTATCCACATCAGGCATCTTCCTTTTCGCGCCTGAACAAAGCGAACACATCCACCTTGTGGCGCTCAGCTATCTCTTTCGGTGAGTACCAACTCATGGCGCTGACCACCTGATCAGCTTCCGGGTTGGTCACGGGTGCGTAGCCCTCGACAGGCTGCTCCCGCTCGTCCTGCATGTCGGCGTTCAGCGCGGGGGCTTCTTCGACGGGCTGGGCTTCGAACAGTCCTGACGGTTCTTCTGCCACCACGTCGTCCACAGCGGGCGGCAGAGCGTGGTCTGCTTCTAACTGTTCGCTGGCGGCTTCCTGCTCTGCTTCGAACAGCTCTGACTGCTCGTCTGCCGGCACAGGCTCAAGCGCTGCGATGGCGTTGAGCAGATCAAGCCTGCCGCTGACAATCCGCTCGCGATGCTGCTCGCTGTCGCGGATGTCCCCGTCGATCTCACGGATCAACTCATCCGCAGAGTTTAAGCGCTCTTTCAGTTCTTCAAGCAGTGTCATGTGTGGTCCCTCTGATTGTATGAAACGCTACGCCCGCTTGCGCGGAATTAGTTGATCGTTGCTCCAGGCGTATGGCTTGGGCGCGGGCTGCTCTGGCGGCTTGCGGTCGGTCAGCTTCAAGAGCTTTGCAGCGCACGATGGGCAGTACGTCTTGCCATCCGTCGCGTGTCCGCATTCGTAGGCGTCACCATCGCGATACGACACCTTGCGGCACGCTAGGTTCGGACCTTTGCGCTTGGCGCTCCAAGGCTCCACGAGACGCGGTTTTCCGCAGTATACTGATGACATCTAAGCAGCCCTCCGTTCTTCATGGCGCTTGGGGCGCTTGGGGCGTGTGCGAGTGCGCCGCATAGTTACGTCATGCCAGTTCAACAGGCGATGGCGCGTCTCAGGCGCTAGGCAATAGCCGCGCCCGTAGACGGTGCGGATCTCCAGGCCAAAGGGCCGAAGCTT